ACCATCTACACTCCCCGTTCCAGGGATTCCCAGCGTGCTAGGGTGGCACGTATCTGCTCCGTTTACATTATTTGAGCAGGGCTGGGGAACTGAATGGCACCGGTGTGGCACCGCTATTGCGCTGCGTGACCGGGTTGGCTGGAGTCTCAGTCTCTCCATGCGGGCCTGGACGGACCACAGGGGAGGGGAGAGAGCAACTGAAAGTGTATCCATGAGTACATGGAGCGCTGCAGCGAGCGCACATCTACCACGCTTCGGCCTGGCTAAGATGGTTGGTAGCCGCCTATATGGTACTGCAGTAGGGTATACCCGCACTGGAGGGGGGATAGCGTTGGGTCGCTCCCTGCTTACTGCCTGATAGGGTCCTGCCAGGGGCCCCTCCCTTCTGGCTGTAAACCACTTATGGCTTTTAATCTCCTTAACATTTTTACTTTACTCAAACTCATTGATCCTGAATTGTGCAACCTGAACATCGGCACCGGACGACCCCGAGGAACCGTCAGGGGTGGCGTGTATATCGTCCACCCAAAGAAGACCACGGACCGCGGTGTGCGGAGGAAGAGGCGGCAGCGGCGGGACCAAGGGGGGTGGCGTAGGAGCGCCATCGGCCCCATGGACCCTTATGTACGCATGCTCACGCAGACGGCACTTCCGTCTGCCGCCTACCCATCACGAGATCCCCGCAGACAATCGCGGTTCTTGGGCCATGTCATCGACGGTACGCTGGGTTGGGCTGCTGACATCCTCCACCACGTTCCGGTTGTGGGCCCGTTGGTTGGGCACCCCGCCAGGGTGATTTGCAGGGTTGTTCGGGCCGGGGAAAATGCCATCAATGCGTTGACAGGCACTGTTGGCATCCATCTGTTCCTTATAGCCTTGCTTAGCTGCCTGGCGCCCGCCACGGCTGTGAGCAATTGCTGCACCGCCGATCAGGTTGTGTATTGCACAGATGTCACTTGTCTCCATGAGTCGGGATGTGCAATCTGTCAGGCTACAGACAACGGCACGGTTTGCTGGGAGCCCCAGGGAATCATGCTCTCCCACCATCCAGACTACACGGGTGTAGACCCTTTCCTCACTAATCACATAGACTTTGTAGCTGGCACCGTGTTCGTGTGTGATCTGGCTGGGATCAAGGAGGTTTGTGGCACAGCTGTTTTGGCAGCTAACTGGGCCCTGAACTTCTTACCCATGCCAATTGTGCTTAACACCTCTGGAGACTGCTTCCTTCTCGTAGAAAGTGGCATCAACCCCCTTTTTGGATCCTTCTTTACTTGGTTGGCTGAAGAGTTTAACACCATAACAGCAATAGTTGATTTTATTGGCAAAATTCCTGTAGCTTTAACTCATGCCTTCACTCAATCGCACTTCATTGCTATGTGCAGTATTGCTGGCCTGGCTCTTAATGGCAACATGGTGAAAGCTCTAGCCCTGCTTGTCCTCTACATCGAGGCAGCCGCTGCCGCACCTGCGGGCCTTACCACCCACCATGTGGTACCTTGGAATGGATCCTGCCCTTTGATGTCAACAGTGGGCAGGTGTGGCAATCTCACGGAACTCAGCAGACATGGCACAGGCTATTGCTTCTCCCCGCGGACTGGCTTCCGCCCGCTGTCTGAGCAAACACCAGTCGATGGCTGGTTCTGTGTCTGGGTTTCCATGGGAAATGATCGCGGGCGCGCTTTTTCAAGTGAGCCCGCATGTTGCACGCTACGCCGCCTCGCACCTTTCTGTAACTGCACGAGTGATTGTAGCTGGATGGATAAACGAATGACCTTTGAAGCTTGTGGGGCCTCTCCTGTCCTCACCACTGCATGCAGCACCGCTCGGTTTGACAGTTTGGCCAAGGTTTTGCCCAGGTTGAACGGTTCTACCGCTCCCTCTTGCTTTCCAACCCCAATGGCTTACCTTGCTATTCCTGGGGTGGTGTGGCCTGGTTTCCGGTTTGGCACTATCACTTTAGTCCATGGGTCTCAAGTGGGATACTGGTACAATGAGAAGGAGCTCGCCGAATTGCCACCGGAGCGGTGGGCTCGGTTACCAGGAACCCCTCCTACCTACAAAGGCTCGTGGATGCTTGTCCCCAAGGGCATGTACTCAACTAGGAGGGACATCTCTTCTGGTTTGATCATGAAAGACCGTCATCACCAGGACTACCAGCTCTTGTTCTCGGGCGTGGGGGCGTTCATCCTGCCCGGAATCACAGCGCATATTGTGGTCATAGCTCTGCTTGCTGCGCTTGGTGCACGCTGGTGTCTTCTCCTGTATGCTACTATCAACATACTACCTGCAGCGTACGCGTTCACACCCGAGGTAGTGGCAGCAACAGCCGCCGCTCCTTGGGAGGATATTGTAATGCGGGCCATAGTCTACTGTGCTACCCTAAAGTACAGGTTGCTATCAGTGCCCTTCGCTGCCAGTTGGGTTGCCCTCTTCCTATCACTAATAGACGCTGCTTATGCAATCTCCCTACCCGATGTTGCTGCTGCTCTGGCGTCCGTCACTTTCCTCATTGCATGGGCTGGTTTCTTTTCCCGCTTTATCCCCGCCGTCATGATGCTACAGTCGTACCTACGGGTTAGGTTGGAGGCGACATGTCATAGGTGGTTTGACCGTAGCATCACATTTGTCTTCGTCCTCCTTTTCCCTAATGCGGTGTGGAACACTTGTCTTACCTTATGGATTGTGTGGCTGCTGCTAGTGGTAGGCGGCCAAGCCATAGTCTGCATCTTAGGTCCCCATGACAAGATAGGGTTTCACCGGCTCTTGCAAACGCTTTCCCGGCTTAATAGATTTAGGGACTCTGCCCTGCGGTTTGCCGTTTGGGTTGCTGGGGAACGGGGCCTGTTCTGGTTCAAGCACAAGGACGGGGAGTTGCCGGGCCAGTGGGAGTACCAAGAGCCGTACTCGATGTTTCCCACTGAGGTTGCTGTGGCGGAAGATGTTGGCATGAAGCTCGCCTGTGGAGACAGCATCCGCGGCCTTCCCGTCTACGCGAGGTGTGGTAAAAGTGTGAGGGCTGGAATAGCATCACTGCCAAAAGGATGGAAATACACAATCCCCTTCTCCGTCCGCACAACCTCGTGTCGCAATAGCTTGAAATGTCTGGCACTGTGCTTAACAGGACATGATGGTGCAGACTACAAGGGTAGTGTCTGCATCATAGGTACCCCCTTGAGATCTTGGATGGGGTTTGGCTGCAAAGGACAACTCTACACAGCCCACCATGGCGCACGCGCACGTAACCTCGCGAGCTCTGGTGGCCCCAGACCCCCCACACTAGTCAACAAGGAGAAGGATCTCACAACCTACCCTCTACCCAAGGGCATGTCATCTCTGCCCGTCTGCAACTGTTCGTGCAGGGAGTTTTACCTGATTACTCGGCTGGGAAATCTGGTGCCATGTGTTGTGTGCGGTGATAGGTTCATCCCTACGGGCCCACTGACGCTCAAAGAGGCAAAGGGTTCGTCGGGCGCCCCCATCGTCTGCAAGTGCCAGAGTGTCAAGGCTATGTTCCTTAGTTGCCGTAGCAGCAGAGGGGTAGTCTCGTCCTTTGGAGTTGTCCACATCACAGCCGAGCAGGAAGAGGACACGCGCACTCCAGTCGCGTCGGAATTACTTCCGCCCCCCATACCCAAGGCCGGCAAGAGCATTCAACATCTGGTAGCTCCCACTGGGTACGGGAAAACAACAAAACTCCCAATGCACTACTACAATCTTGGCTACTCGGTATTGGTTCTTAACCCGAGTGTTGCAACCACCAGGTCCGTCCCTAAGTACATGGAGTCTGAATACAAAGTGTGTCCCAACATTAGGACTGGTGATTACTGCAACCACACCGGGTCACGACTGACATACAGCACATACGGCATGTTCTGTACTCGGCCTACCATCGACGCCGATGTCGTGATCTGCGATGAGGTGCATGCAACCGACGGCACTACCGTTTTGGGAATTGGGAGTGCCCTCAGAGCCTTTGAAAATTCAGCTAAAGGAAGATTGCTAATTCTCGCCACGGCAACCCCTCCCGGGGCCGCCATGGCTGCCCACCCAAACATCAACACTGTCAATTTAACTGATGAGGGGGACATACCGTTCCATGGGAAAAAAATCAAGTCTGAGCTGCTTAAAAGGGGGAGGCATCTGATATTCACCCCTGGTAAGAAGCACTGCGACTCATTGGCAAATGATCTCCAAAATGCTGGCATCAACGCAGTCTCTTACTATCGCGGCAAGGACGCAAACTGCATCCCACCAGAGGGTGACTGTGTCGTCGTGGCTACAGACGCCTTGATGACAGGGTACACCGGGAACTTTGATTCTGTCTTTGATTCATGCTTGTCAGTTGTCCCCACATTTGACATCACAATGAACCCCACATTTGAGGTAGGAATACAGACCCGAAACGCCGATTCGGTCACGAGGATGCAACGCCGTGGGCGAACAGGAAGGGGGAAGCCGGGCACGTACTACCAAGTCACTCCGCACTGCATAACACACGGATCTGTGCCTACTGCCTGTGTAGTGGAGGCGTTTGACTCTGGCTTGGCTTACTTTGGCATGACACCGGCCGAGGTGGCAACGGCCCTGTCCTTCTACAAGGATGAAGCTCTAACCCCTTCAGTGGACTGCAACCTCTTTGAAATTCAGGGAATATTCCAAGCTTTGGGCTATGTGGAACATGTCCACGTTGAAAGAATGAAACAATTGGCTGAAAATTACACTTATTTGTATGCAGCACAGTACCAGCTGGCCAAGCAGGAAAAAGCCTGTGCTCCAAACAACAACAAAATCTGGCAAGGACTGCAAGGTTCTAACAAATTCCCCGTTCTCTACGATCTTGAGGAGTATGAGAACAGCAAGGTGGTGGAAGCTGGGGCCGCAGCGCACATCGCTGCGTGCTTTGAGGAGTTCTTTGCCTCCGGCTATGTCACTCTGGCTGGAGTGGGCCTCAGCATGGCTGCCGTTGCGGTGGCGATCGATCTCCTTGGCAATTGTTGCCTCAAACGCACATGGGAGTTCACGACCGACACCACAGCGGCGCGCGTCGTCCAACCCCCTGAGGACGACATCACCGAGAACCTTGAAGAATGTTACAACTGGGATGGGTTCGCTGCGTCAGCACAGCAGGCCGTAAATTGGCTAGGGGACCGGTTGGTGGAATGGGGCGTGGCTGCAGGAGGCCAACATCCCACCCTCCGGGTCCTAGAAAACTACATACCTCATATTCTGGCTGCTGTCCAATACTTTGCTGGCTTGGCGTGCCTGCAAGATGCCCCCGGCCTGGGGTCCGTCCTCGGTTTCGTGGGCGGGGTCCTCTCCCCTCTACCGCTTAAGGCTTCATTGTTTTTGGCGGCATTGGGGGGTGCGGTCGCTGCACGCCTAACAACACAACGAGGGGCTGCAGTGTTTGCCGTCGCTGGCGCGCTAGGCGCCGTCGCCGGGGCATCAGGGGTAGGAGCCATGGTGGCGCAAGCCCTCACAACATACGGGGGAGCCACGGCTACCTGCCTGGTAGTACTGAAGTTAATCGATGGCCAGATGCCAGAGCTATCAGAAATAGCTTCGTTGGCATTCAACATCGCCTCTCCAGGAGCCTGCTTGGTGGGAGCAGCCGCCGCTGTCATGGTGGCATACTGCACCCGCTCTGAATCTCAGGCTTGGATGAATAGACTACTGGCCATCCTCAACCGAGGCACGAGCTGTGAAGACTACTTCGTGGCCTCAACCACTCTAAGAGCATCAGTGATCAAGGTGCTAGAGTCGGCCAATTTGTGGGCTGTTTTTAAATGGCTCGCAAACTGGCTGAATTCCCAGGATGAAGACCTATGCACACCCAGGGGCGCTTTCTTTGACTTCCTCGACTCGGTTGGACGCGTGTTGCGGATGATAATCGAGGCTGCACGGGGCGCACTGGGTAGAGTGCTGGCCATACCTGGAGTTCCCATTCTCCGCTGTGACAAGGGGTACGGAGGTGAGTGGCACGGGAGCGGCATGGCGACCGTTATGTGCAACTGTGGAGCAGAATCCACTTGGAACATCAAGGATGGGAAGGCCCAGTGGGTTGCTGGGTCAAAAACCTGCTCGTCCTGGTGGACTGGCAGGGTTCCAATTAACTGCAAATTTGTGAGTTGTGCCAGACCAAGACCAGTTACCTGGACAACCATGGCAGTTAACACAGGCTTTTCCACATGGATCACCTATGAAAGACGTGGAGAAGACGTGTGGTGCACTGGCATCTCAGCACCCTCAACTCTGGTGGAAGCCGTAGTACCACCCCTGCTGTCTGCCGTCGCGGTAGATGGAGTGCAGGTGCAACCCTTTGGTGGGGACGGCTGGAAGAAGTGCGGGCCTTTCATCGCCCGGTTCAGGAGGTTTGGTAAGGTTTGTGAATTGCAGGTGCCCTTCAAGATAGAACCATGCAAAGAGCCGTACGTGCCTAAGCACTGCCCGGCTCCTACCACGGTTGCCCTGGTGGGCACATCGGAGAGGTGCACTGGCATGATCAAAACTTACAAAGCCTCGTCAACGGACGGTTACAAACCCAGAAAGCTCGACTTGTCATCAGATGAGGAAACTGGCTATGACATCATGGCAAATTTGGCAAAAAATGCTGAGAAGCTCAAAGCCCTAACAGGAGGCCTGCCCTGTGCTGGTATGGAAGTTCCCTCGTCGTCCACCAGCAGCAGCCCTCTAGAAGCATGCGCGGCCGTCGCATCCCCCCCAGAACAGGTGGTAAGACCGAAGATCCTCAAGATACCCAAGAAGAAGGTCAAATTGGTCAAGGGCGCAAAACCGCTACCAAACATTCCCCCCCGGGGGCAACCACCATCAGAACCCGCATATTCTTTACACAGCTCGAGTTGGGAGACAACAGAGTCAGCTGAACATTCTTGCTCTATGTCTTACACATGGTACCTGCCTGAGCTGGTGTATAAAGGCCTGAAGAGGACGGCCGCGGCGGTGTCATCCTACACCGCTGGCCTCATCAGGTATAAGCCATTGGTGTACGCCACAACACCGGCGAGCATCAATGAGCGGGTGAGAAAGGTCACAATCCCGCGCAGCAGGGAGACTACTGAAGAGTTCCAAAAGGTGTTGGCTGCTGCAAAAGCCAGAGTGCGGGGGCTCCAGCAAGTGGAAATGACACTCGAAGAGGCGCTGGCCATTACCAGCAACAAGACGGCTAAGTCAGCCATCACTGGCTGTACAGCTGCTGACCTTAAGAGTGGATCCACCGCTGCTGTTCATGAAATCTACAGCGCTCTGTCTGAGGGCCACATTGACAAGCCTTGGAATGAGGTGAACATCATGCCTAAGTCTGAGGTGTTTGTTGAAACGCCCTCCAAAAGAACACACAAACCTTCGCGCATCATAGCCTACCCCCATCTAGAAATGCGCGTTGTTGAGAAAATGGTCCTCGGAAACATTGGGCCCGCCACTGTGAAGGCGGTGCTGGGTGAGGGCTACGGGTTTGTCCCTCCGGGCGAACGCGTGTCCAGGCTCCTGGCGATGTGGCAGAGCAAGAAGAGGCCCGGTGGATTCACATGTGACACCGTCTGCTTTGATTCCACCATCACCCCCGAGGACGTGGCTGTGGAGTGCGAACTCTACCAGACAGCCACCGCCTGTGAAGCCACCAGGCAAAGAATCAAGGTCCTCCATGATCAACTTTATGCTGGAGGGCCAATGGTTATGCAGGGAGTGGCAGTTGGCGAACGCCACTGTAGGGCGAGTGGTGTGTTCACCACTAGCTCGTCAAACACAATGACCTGCTACCTAAAGGTTTCCACAGCCGCCAGAATAGCTGGCTTGAAGCGTCCATCGTGGCTAATTTGTGGTGACGACACGGTCTGCATCTTTGAGTCCGAGTCTGAAGCAGAAGATAAGAGACGGTTGGCTCTTTTCGCCTGCGCCATGAAGCAAATGGGCGCACCCCAAGGGGAGGTCCCAAGGCCGCACTACAGTCTAGAGTTGCTTGATAGCTGTTCTAGTAACGTGTCTGTGGCCCACACAACCAAGGGACTGTTCCACTACATGACCCGTGACCCGAGGATTCCGTTCGGTCGGATTTCCATTGAAGGCAAGGGTTTCAACCCCCTAGGGAGCATGCTTGGCTACATTCTGGCGAACTACCCTGCAGTATGGGTCTCCAGGATAATAGCTGTGAAGTTCCTTGAGGAGCTGTTTGCCCAGCCTGACATCACCAAGGTGACGTTCGACTGGTATGGCAACAACTACACAGTTCCAATAGGAAAAATTCCCTACATAATCCAGGCACTGCATGGACCGCAGGCCTGGGGTGTAAGACAGTACACATCAAGAGAGGTGAGCCGCGTGGCGCTTGCACTGAGGGACAACACCATGAAGCCAATGCGTTACTGGAAGAGACAAGCACGAGCACTCTATGCGCGGGCTAGGATGCGTGGTGGCACATACGCATTCCTGGCCAAGACGCTACTGAGCTGGGTGACGCAGGTTGAACCAAAGTTGGACCCGAGGAAGGTTGCAAAAGCCCGTGAGTTTAACTTCTTTGAACCATACGCTTTTGAGCCAGAACTTGAGGATCGGCGATGGACTGTTGGCAAAACATGGTTCCTACTAGGATTTGCCGCAGTAGCCGTCGTACTCTCGTTCTTGATTAAGTAAACATCTAAGTGTCCAGGGGCAGAGGCCGGTTGATTATCATTGCAGCCGTAGGGGCTTGGCGACCCCCCCCCCTCGAGCCAGCCTTTCAACAAAACCGTCTCGGGTTGGAAGGCACCCCCAACCGCTGTGCTGGGTTGGCAGCCAGCACAGTATCCGCCCGTACCAGGATACGTATCCCCAAAGGGTCCTGGCCCGGTCTGGAGTCGAGGCGCAACGCCCGACTCCAAACT